AATGCAAGGGTCTTCACGATTGCTTCCTCTCGGGCTGCCCGAGGGCGATCAGGAAGTGGCCGTCGGGGTTCAGGCCTTCGAGCACATGCAGGCCGGTGATGCTGTCGAAGTCGGCCTGCGTGAACGTGATCGTGCGGCCGCCGTGGCGCAGCAGCAGGATGCCCAGCAGGCAGCGGCAGAATGCTGCGTCGAGCAGGGCCTCGCCTGGCACGGGCACCTTCGAGCCAACGTGCGCGGGTGTGGTGGGGAGTCTCATCGGGTTGCCTTTCGTGCGGCCTTGCGGGCCTTCTTCTCGTTGATGACGCGGGCCTTGACTGCGGAGTAGTAGAGGCTGGCGACGTCGAGCACCTCGACCTGGCGGCGGCCCTTGGCCCGCAGTTCGATCAGGCTGCCGGTGATGGTCACGACCACGGCGCGCAGGCCCTGGTCGCGGACGTAGGCGCTCGACAGCCGGGTGACCGGCTTGGTGGACGGGGTCATGGCCATGCCCTCCTTGAGGTGAAGTTGTGGAAGGCCAGCGACCACCTGCAGTAGCCCGTGAAGGCCATCAGCGGGTGCGCCAGGGCGTCGTGGAGGAACGCCCAGCCCCAGCGTTCCTTCTCGTTGGCGCAGGCGATCCTTGGGTCGGTTCTCATTCACTGTCCCCCGGTGGACGGCGTCATTGGCCAGGCCTCAGGATCTGGGCCTGCAGCGGCACCTCGGTCAGGCCGTAGCGCTCGGCCTGTCCCTCGAAGTCGGCCTCGCTGTAGGCGAACGCGTAGTTGCGCCCGGCGGTGCTGTTGATCTGGTCGTAGCAGGCGCTGGTGTCCTCGCCCTCGACGACCGAGAAGTTGTGGCGCAGGTTCGACCCCCAGCCGTAGGTGACGAAGAGCTTCATGCCACCTCCTTGATGCTGGCCAGCAGGTCGGCGATGCCGCCGCGCTCGACTTCGACGGCGTCGGCCACGTGCAGCGCCTTGAAGGGCTTGCCGGTGCCGTCCTGGGTGTTGCGGGCGACGATCGTGGCGTCGTGCCGGGTGAAGCGCCGGGCCTCGTGCGGCTGCGCCGGGCGGGGGTTGCCGACGTTGCCATGCTGGTCGACGTCGTAGGTCATCGTGACGCCGTGGAACGACATGACGACCCAGCCCTGGCCGAGCAGGACGTTGGCCAGGCTTTCGCTGGCGGCCTTGAGGGTGGCCTGGCGGGCTTCGAGGTGGGCGATCAGGTCGGCGCGGACGGCGATCGGATCTTGCTGGACGGTGGTGTCGGTCATGGCTTGGCTTTCAGTTCGTTGGTGACGCCGCTGTAGACGCCCGAGTGCTCGGGGTCGATGAGGTCGAGGGTGAAGAAGTCGTCGCGGTACAGCGGGTCACGCGACAGGTACAGGTCGACGGCGTTCGGGCTGTCCTCGTTGCCGTAGAGCACGAAGGACTTGAAGGTGTGCCAGGGGGCGGGCAGGGCGATGTCCTTGATGACGGTCTGGCGCAGCCAGGCGCACTCGGCCGGCTCGTTCAGGAACTGGTGCCGGCTCACGCTGGCCTCGCTGCGCGTTCACGAGCGACCATGATCTCGGCAACCCGAAGCGCTTCGGTGCGCGACAGGCCAGGTTGCTGCGCTTGAAGCTGGTTCGCAGTGCTCGCGACGTCGTTGATGCGCTGGGCATCGTCGTTGCGCTGCAGGCGCTGCCGCGTGGCGTTGATGGCCTCGAAGTTGTGCTTCACGCTGCTGCTCCGCAGATGTCACAGGTTTCACGCGGCTGAAGATGGCACTCGCCGCAGGGCGGCTTGCCCTTGCGTGCGTCAGGCGCGATCTCGACGAGCGGCACATGTTTGGCGGGGAACAGCGGCTCGCCCTCGGCGACGATGCGGTCGGCCTTCCAGTCGTAGGCGAAGCGGCCGGCGGGCGACTTGACCATCACGACGGTCGGGTGCAGGTCGCTGGTGACGCACTCCAGCGGCTGGCCGGCGCAGACCTTGGCGACGAAGGGGGTGGCCAAGGCCTTGATGCGATCGCGGATGTGTCGCTGGCTGGGGCGCTTGAAACGGGTCATGGTTTTCCTTGGGTTGGATGCCCCGGCTTGGCCGGGGCTGGGTGGTCAGAACTTGCCGATGCAGATCGGGCCGATGCCGCGCTCGATCGACTCGGGGTCGGTCAGGTCACGCGAGCAGACGGCGCAGCGGCCGCTGGCCTTGCCGTGCAGGACGGCGGCGGCCTCGGGGTCGGCCTCGATCGCCAGCAGGGCGGCCAGGATGGCCTCGCGGCTGCGGCCGGCGTGGTTCAGCTTGGCGGTGAACAGCGACAGGCTGGCCTCGCCCTCGATCTTGCCGACGACACCGTCGACGCCGGGCAGCTTGACCCACACCAGGCTGTCCTGGTTCTTGCGCGCCAGCTTGACGTCGCCGATCTCCAGCTTCGACAGGCGCTGCATCAGGTCAAAGAGGCGTGGCAGGAGCACCGGCGCGGGGGCGGCAGGGGCCTGGGGTGCCTGGACCGGCTGCGGGGCCTCCACGGGGCCGCTGGCGGCCTCGGCGGTGCCTTCCAGCGGGTGGGCTGCGCCACGGGGGACCGACCAGCCGATCAGCTTGAAGGCGAACTCGGCCTGCTTGTCGCTGGCGAAGCTGCCGAAGCGCTGCAGCTTGCCGGCGATGTCGTTGCAAGTCTCGGCCTTGCCGGCGGCGAAGGAGTCGCGGCGGATGCCGAAGCGGCCGGCGGCCTGCTCAAGCTCGCGGACCCAGGCGTGGACCGGGTGGCCGTTGGCCAGGGCGGCCTGGTCGGCGTGCGCCGGGCGCTGGCGCAGGGCGACGCGGGGGAGGTGGTCGATGTCGTCGCGCAGGACGTCGTCTTCGTGGCCCAGGCGCTGGACCTGGCGAGCGGACATGTTGCTGACGTCGAGGAAGGTGGCGGCGTTGAAGTTCATGGCGGTGTCCTTGGCGGGAGGGGGTGAAGCGGGACTCGATTCTAACCTGGGGTTTAAAATCGAGTCAACCGTTTGAACGATCAGTTCCAGCGCTCCTCTTCAAGCTCGCGGGCTTCGAGGGCCACCTCGTCGGCCTGGCCGTACTCGACGTAGGCGTCGCTGCCGTAGACGGCACGGCCGGCAGGCCACATGTCGAAGGCGACCGGCAGCTTGCCGGCGGCCATGCGGACGTTCAGCGCGGCGGCCAGGCGCTCGGCGGCTGCCTCGGTGTCGCCCTTGGACAGCACCGCCAGTTCGCGGGTGTCGCCGTGGTCGTTGCGGGCCTGGACCAGCCAGAGCAGGCCGTGGATGGCCCCGGTGGGGTTGGTGATGTCGGCGTTCTCGGCGTTGTGGCCGACGACGACGATGTCGGAGCGGGTGGCGAAGATCCAGTTCACGGGGGTGTCCTTTCAGGCGGGCAGGGCGACGGGTTTGATGAGGCGGTTGTGCCGGGGCACCTGGACGTAGATGCTCTGCGCCGCGTTGAAGGGGGCACGCAGCCGCACCGGCTTGTCGCAGTACGGGCACGGGACGATGGAGCCTGGGCGAATGGCGACGCCGGCGCCCCTCGGCACCGAGAAACTGGCCGACATGACAGAGTGCAGGTCGCCGCCGCACTTGCGCGGCGCGGTCATGCGGCCCCCAGGCAACGAGTGATGGACTTGCCGACCAGCTTGTGGTCGGCCGGCAGCTTGGCGCGCACGGCGATGACGGCGCGGGGCATGTTGGCGGCGCTGACCTCGACGCTGGCGTGCTCGCGCTTGCGCTGGCCTGCGGGGCCGGTCCAGTAGTCGAGGGTGACGAGGTAGCGGTACATGGTGGTGTCCTCAGGCGAACGAGTAGGAGTCGAGGTCGGCGTCGCGCTCGGCGGGGGCGGCGCGCTTGCCGCTGGCGGCGCGGCGGTCGGAGATGGCCCAGCCGCCGATGCCCATCGACGACCAGTTGCGGTTGGCCAGGGCGAAGCGCAGGAGGTTGTTGACCACATGGGTTTCGCTGCAGTCGAACGCTTCAGCCAGCTTCTCGATCGTCGGGGCCAGCTTGCCGTCCAGGCGCATGGTCTTGATCGCGTTGGCGGCGCGGTAGGCGGCCTGGCGCTCGGCAGCCGATGCGTACTTGGCGGGGCGGCCACGCTTCTTGGCAGCGACTTGGGGCAGGGGACCGACGAAGGCTTGGTTCATGGTGTTTCTCAGTAGTCAATATCAATCTCAGGCTTAAATGTACCACAGGTTTGAGAGGTGGAACATGCCGGGTCGTGAAAAAAGGCGGTGTTTTCCCTTAGCCGTGGCCGTCGATGGCAGGGACACCTGGAACACCTGCCCGGGACACGTAGCCCCAGGTTGGGCCGTCATAGGGAAGGAACACCAAGAACACAGGAACACCTACCCCTATATAGGGACTATGGAATATTTATATGTCTGTACTGCGCGGGCGCGCCCGCGAGAACGGCCGCGACGGCCGCGTTGCGCGTGGCGCGTATAGAAAAACAGGTGTTCGGGTGTTTTTCGTGTTCCTCACCTATGTAGAGGCAGGTGTTCCTGGGTGTGTTCCGGGGGGTGTTCCAGGCCAAAGGCGCTCCAACCCCGTCGGCCGGGTAAACCCTCGCTGACGGCCTCGGCGACCCCTCAAGGCACCAGCCCAGCACCCCCACGGCGATCGCATTGCGTCACGGGTGATTGCCAATTTGGCGTTCACACGGGGTGGCAACTACACTTACAACCCAAGGCATGCCTGCTTTTCGGGCACGGCCGACCAGGCGCGGTGTTCTCTTGATCAAGTTGCCGCGTTTCACGCCCCGGCCTCGGCCGGGGGTTTTTCAAGGAGGCGGCCATGTCGCGATTGGTGCAGTTGAACGATCGGGGCCTGCGCATCTGCGAGAGTCACCCGAGGGCAATCCTCAGTGATCATGAGGTCGACTTGCTGCTGGAGCTTCGGCAGGAGGGTCTGACCTACCGCCGCCTGGCGTCGGTCATGGAGATCTCGATCAAGCAGGCCTGGCGCATCTGCGTGGGTCACCAGCGCGGCCAGGTGCCGACCAAGTTCAAGAGGGCGTGATGGCCACAGCGAAGAAGGCCCCTGCCAAGAAGGCAGCGCCTAAACCCCAGGCGAAAACCAAGCCAGTATCAACTCCAGTTACCCGAGCGGCTGATGCAGCCCAGAAGCGGCTCAAGTATTGGGCAGCGAAGGAGGCCAAGGATGCAGCCAGGCGAGCAGCGACGGGCAGCGATATGAAACGAACCCCTGAAAGGATGGCCGCCTTCTGCGCGGCCCTGTCGGCCACTGGTGGCAACGTGACTCGGGCATGCGAAGCGGTGGACATCGGACGCGTGGCGGCCTACGAGTGGCGTGACACAGACCCATCGTTCGCAGCGGCCTGGGACAAGGCCAAGGACCAGGGCATCGAGGCGCTCGAAGACGAGGCGATGCGTCGTGCGTTCGACGGTGTCGACAAGCCCATCGTGCACCTCGGCCATGTCACCGGGACCATGAAGGAGTACAGCGACACGTTGGCCATATTCCTGCTCAAAGGCGCACGGCCAGAGAAGTACCGCGACAACGTGCGCAGTGAACTGGTGGGCGACGGCGGTGGCCCGGTGATGGTCAACGACGCTGCTCGCGCATCGCGAGTCGGCGTGCTGTTGGCTCGTGCGAAGGATCGCAAGCCCAAGGCTGATTGATGGACGCGGCCGAGCTTGCCGAGCTTGAGGCGTACCTGACCCCGGCCGAGAAGGCCGAGCTTGACTCGCTGCTGGCCGAGGACTTCAAGGAGCGGCCGTGGGTGCCGCTCGACGGACCGCAGCGCCTGGCGTACGAGTCGCTGGCTGACGTCATCGGGTTCGGCGGTGCTGCTGGTGGTGGCAAGACCGACCTGGGCATCGGCAAGGCGATCACGCAGCACCAGGTGGTCCAGGTGTTCCGGCGCGACGGCACCGAGTTGAGCGCCATCGTCGATCGCATGGAGCAGATCCTCGGGCACCGCACAGGCCTTGGCGGCAAGCCACCGATCTGGCGCAGCCCGGCCGGTACGTGCCGGCTGATGGAGTTCTGCAGCGCGCCCAACCTGGGGGATGAACGCAAGTTCCAGGGCCGCGCCAAGGATCTGCTGCTGATCGACGAGGCGGCCAACTTCCTGGAGGCGCAGGTCAGGTTCCTGATGGGCTGGGTGCGCACCATCGACAAGAACCAGCGCTGCCAGACGCTGCTGACGTTCAACCCGCCGACCAGTGCCGACGGCCGATGGATCGTCAGCTTCTTCGCACCGTGGCTGGACAAGCGCTACGCTGGGCCGCTCGGCCCGGCCCAGCCTGGCGAGCTTCGCTACGTGGCGGTGATCGACGGCAAGGACCAGTGGCTGAAGGACGGCACGCCCTTCATGCACAAGGGTGAGCGGATCACACCCCAGTCGAGAACCTTCATTCCGTCACGCGTGACTGACAACCCGTACCTGGTGGGGACCAACTACATGAGCACACTGCAATCGCTGCCCGAGCCGCTGCGCTCGCAGATGCTGCACGGCGACTTCGAGGCCGGCATGGAGGACGACATCTGGCAGGTCATCCCGACCAGGTGGGTCGAGGCGGCGATGGCCAGGTGGGTCGACCGCAAGCCCAAGGGCGAGATGCTGCAGATGGGTGTGGACGTTGCGCGTGGCGGCCGAGACTCGACCACGATCGCGGCGCGGCACAAGACCAAGGACCACCCGTGGTGGTTCGACAAGATCAAGGAGATCACCGGCGTCGACACCGACGATGGTGACAAGGCAGCGGGCCAGGTCATGGTGGCCAGGCGGGACAGCGCACCGATCAACGTAGACGTCATCGGCGTGGGTGCATCGTGCTACGACGCGCTGAAGAGATCCGAGGCCCAGGTGCTCGGCATCAACGTGGCCGAGTCGGCACGCAGGGCCACCGACAAGACCGGGGCGCTGACCTTCTTCAACTACCGCACCGACCTGTGGTGGGGCTTTCGCGAACTGCTCGACCCGATCGCCGACAACGGCGTGTGCCTGCCACCCGACCAGGATCTGCTGGTCGAACTGTGTGCACCGCGCTGGAAGCTATCGGGCAAGACGATCCAGGTCGAGTCGCGTGAGGACATCGTCAAGCGCATCGGCCGCAGCCCAGACAAGGCCACGGCCGTGATCCTGGCTGCGATCGACCAGCCCAAGCAGGCCACGCTGCGCCAGGCCAAGCTCATGCACGATGTGCTGAACTACGACCCCATGCGCATGATGAGCGACGAGGGCCGACAGGACGCGCAGTCGATCCTCGACTACGACCCGTACGCAGACCGCAGCAGGTAGCGTGTCCTTGCCGCAGGCCCATCGACCAACAATGCCGGCATCGCGCCAGGCCATTCAGGAGGCTCACCCATGTGCTTCAGCAAGCCCAACATCCCAGCCCCGCCGCCACCGCCGCAGGACATCAAGCAACCCGACGTCGCCAACTTCCGCCGCAGGCAGCAGAAGCCCCAGGCGGCCACGGTGCTGACCGGGCCGGCCGGCGTGGCAGCGGGCGACCTCAACACGGGCGGCAACACCCTGCTCGGGGCCTGACCATGTGCGTCGGCATGGACGCATCGAAGTACAACCCGATCGCCAAGATCGGGGGCAAGAACACGAAGTTCCTCGACCCGGGCAGCGCCATCGTGCAGAAGCTGGAGAAGCGCACGCAGGACAACGCCCAGGCCAAGGCCAATGCGATGGCCCCGAGCTACGCTGCCGGCCCCACCGTCGGCACCACGGCGCTGACCCCAGCACCCGTGGCCAAGGGCGGCAGCACCTACCTTGGAAGCAGTTCGTGATGGCAATGCCTGTCCCTACCACCACCGACGGCCTGCGCAAGCGCACGGTCAGCCTGCAGCGCAAGGCTGCGATGTGGACCGAGCGCTCAAGCTGGGACACGTTGTGGCGCGAGATCGCCCGCTACCAGATGCCACGCGCTGGCCGCTTCTTCGACAGCGAGGTCAACAAGGGCAACAACCGCTCGACCTACATCTACGACAGCACGCCGGTCTACGCGCTGCGCACGCTGGCCGCCGGCATGATGTCTGGCGTGACCAGCCCCGCCAGGCCCTGGTTCCAGCTTGGCCTGGCAGACCGCGACCTGATGGAGGTCGAGTCGGTCAAGCAGTGGCTGCACACGGTGGCGCAGATCATGCGCGCCGTCTTCAACGCATCGAACACCTACAACAGCCTGCACCAGTGCTATGAGGAGTTGGGTGCGTTCGGCACCTGGGCGAATTTCGTTATGCCCGATTACTCCAACGTCATCCACCACTACCCGATGACGGTGGGCGAGTACGCGCTGGCGCACAACGACAAGGGCATGGTCGACACGGTCATGCGCGAGTTCCAGATGACGGTCGGCCAGATCATCAAGCAGTTCGGCATCGGCAACTGCAGCCAGGCCATCAAGACGATGTACGACCGGCGCAACCTGGAGGCGTGGGTCAAGGTCATGCATGTGGTCGGACCACGCACCGACTTCGACCCGCGCTTCAAGGACAACAAGAGCATGCCGTTCCAGTCGTGCTACTTCGAGGCGGCTGCGGACAACTGGGAGAACTACCTGTCCGAGTCGGGC